TGTGAACAACAACGGTAACAGCAACAACAACAATGCGTCCAACTCCTACGGGGTGGCGTTCGGCTTCTGCATATAATCTGTGCATCTTGGGTATCTGGCCCCCTTTGTGGGGCCAGATACTGACGCACTGGCTCCCGGCCTACGCCCCTATATCGCCGCGTAAGCGGCGCGCGAAAAATTTGAAAATTCACACTTCTCGTCTGGAAATTGGGGGGGCATGTGATATAATATAATTTACGAACTTTTCAGCAAAAATGAGGTGGTGCCCTTGTCTGTAATCAAAAGCAAGCGCTCTACGTCCGACATGGAGTTTCTGGCGACCGCGAGGAAGTTAGAAATTTACACGATTCAGAAATGCGTGAATTTCCCGAAGCGGTACACCTTTTATGTATCACAGCCTTTGGCCGCTGCGGCGACGCGCATTTATGAGGACGTGAAACGCGGTAACAGCATCTATCCACTCAATCAGCATGAGGTTCAGATCAGGCGCGACTACTTCCTACACGCCAACGCTGAGCTTCAGAGCATGATTTCCCAGCTTGAGGTAGCGCAGGAGCTGTTCGGTATCGAAATGGACACCCTGAAATATTGGATGGATATTGTAGACACTGAAATTCGGCTCGTGAAAGCCGTACTGAAAAGCGACAGGGCACGGTACAAAGACCTGCCCTGATAAGATCATAGGTTA